AAAAAAGTTCTCCCCGTGCCCCTGTAGGGGTCAGGGGAGTTCTTTTTTTTTACCGGAGCACTCCCGCCGTCTTGTCACGCGATAGCGTCTCCACCGCGTCTCCCGTCCCCGCGAGGGCAAAGCCCTCGCCCTTCCCAAACAGACTTGTAGGAGGTTTCGTTTCGCTCCTTGCTGCCGTAACCTCCGGGCGGTATCGTTTTCATGGGAACGTGGGCGTCCGTGTAATACGCCCACGAAAATAGTCTGGCAGTGTTTTTCGTTTCTCCGTCCCTTGTATCTAAATTTTCTCTTGACAACTCATCCTTATTATTGTAATATATATTCATGGAAATGAAAGGTGGTTTTCTTACATGAAATCGGTTGTTAAACTTGACTATGCTACTTTTGCTTTTGAGCAGGGTTCAATTTCTATTTCCAAAATCGAAGATGCTCTTGCTCAGTGTGATTTGCACTTTGCGCAGACTTCTAACGCAAGTGAGAATTCCCCCTATAACTCTCCTGCTGGTCTTTTTTATAAGCCGAACAACGGCGCGAAACATTCACCGCACTCTTTGCAAGTGTCTGGTCATGGTTGTGAGCTTTTCCGCTCTACTTTGCCTAGACTCGCGTTATTGATGCAAGATGGTCATGAATTCGGGCACTTTTCTCGTCTCGACTTTTGCTTTGATGTTGTTATGACAAAGCAACGTTGGCGCGAGTTCTATTTGGGTGTTATTTCTGCTTCTGTCGATGAAATGAATTACCCTGAAAAAGCCCGTAAGGTTCGCAAGTTCATGTATCAGGGCTACGGTGATTCCACTACTATCTATATCGGACGTAGAACTTCTTCTGCGGTCTTCTGCCGTATCTATAATAAGTCCCTGCAAGACCCTGAAAAAAAGCTCTGTGTGGCTTCTGGTGAGCTTCTGGACTGCCCTGATGATTCCTATATTATTCGCTATGAGATGGAGCTTAAATATACTTCTCGTGTGAATTCTTCCGGTCGTACTGTCTATGACCCCTCTCCGCTTTTCTGGTCTTATTATGAAGACCCTGATATGCTCTTTGCTTATTTCCGTAAAGTTTGGAATCGTTACGGAAATGAAACTCTTCTTCCCGATGGTTGGGATGATATGGAATTCTTGACAGACCTCGTAGCTCGTCGCATTCCTTTTATTAAGGATTATTTTCATCCCCTTAGTGATGATCTTGCTCAAAAGTTCTCTGTTTCTATCCATACCGAGGAACAAAAGATGTCCTATGTTGCTAATGTCTTCGGTCATCGGATTATTGATATTCTGCTTTATCGTTCTGAGCTTCTTTTCCTCGCTTGTTGTAGGTGGGAACAGTATTATAATGAGCGTCTTCCATTTTCCCCTTTGGCGTTGACACAGGAAGTTTCACAGTTTTTTGAATCCTCGCGCATTGCCGTTGGTGAATTTGAGGAATTTGCTGATGACCCCTCTCCCTTTAGTGAAGTCGGGTTTGATGATATATCTTTATTCTGACGAAAGGATGGTCACTCTATGCAGGTTACTGTAGTTGGTAAGTCCCGCCGCGCTATTCGTGACTGGGAAACGGACATCTGCGGCCTAGTGGCGGGGTGGTGCAACGTAGCACGCCAGTCTACTGAAACTGGAACTGCTGGTTCGAATCCAGATCCCGCAACCAAAACGGATTTGACCTCCGTTATTCGATGTCGCGAAAGGTGGTGGCGAAGTGAAGAAAAAGCAGTGTTGTTTTTGTAAGCGCTTCGCCGCCCTTGTCGCGGCTCTGAATTCTTGTTTCTCGTTTTCTGTCCCTGCCTTTGCTGCATCTGACACGGAAGCGGATATGCCCTCTCTTGATGATTTTTATAGTCATCATGGTTCTTGGTTTGTTTGGCGTAAGCTTATTTATAGCGGCATAGATTGTTTTGAACTTCTTTGTTCTCCTATTGCTGTTTCTGGCTCTTCTTATACATTGCCGTATTCTATTTCTTATTCTACTGATGCGTTTGATGTTTCTTATTTAGCTAACGATTCTGGCTTAGCTTATGATTATGCTTGCGCTTTTCCTTATCCTCTTCGCGGTGCTTCTGGTCTTTGGTCTGAACTTCCCTCTTTCCCTATTGGTTTTGGCTTTTCTCCTCAAACTTCTGTTGTTCGTGTTTATTCTACTTCTCCTCAACCTTCTGGAACTTATGGCTTTTTAACTTCTTCTTTTAGTCGTTCAGACCGTATTCTTTCTTTCGGTAATACTGCTGGTTCTTCTTCTGGCTCTTCTACTGATACTTTAGATTCTTTCACTTTTTCTTCCCCCTTTTATTCATATCCTTTTGCATTCCGTGAATCTACTTCTTCTTCCGCAAGTGGCTATGTTTTACAGGGTGGTGATTCTTCGTTTATTGTTCCTCCCTCTAACTATTCTGATGCTTCTGTTCTACATCTCGGTAGCACTCGTTTTCTTCGTGGTACTAATTCTTTTGTTCCTTATCCGTCTGGATATACTATCCCCTCTTCTGATATCGGCTTTGTTTTTGTGAAGCAACCTTCTTCTTCTCCTGTTTATTCTGCCTCTGCCTTTGACACTACTGGGTCTTTCGCTTTCTCTCTCCTTGTTCCTGCTTCTCGTTTGCCTGACGTTAGACTCGGTGATTGGATTTCTGATTCCCCTGAGGATTTGCAAGATGCGATTACCAATCAATTTCACATTGATTCCGGTGCTCTTAAAAACTCCGAGGATAACTTGAATTCTTGGAATTCTTCTTCCTCCGTTGATTCTGATGTTGCCTCCGGTGCTTCTGGTCTTCTCGTCGGTCTTTTCCAGAATTTAGGCACGTTTCTCTTTTCTGTTTCTCTCCTTTGCTTCGGTGCTGTTGTTCTCCGCATGCTCATTAGAAAGGCGGTTGACGGATGACTTTTCTTGACTTCTTCAAATCAGTTTTCGGCCTTTTCGGTTCTGGTGGCGCTCTTGTTATCGCCGTTGTTGTTTTCCTTGTCGGCCTCGGTATTTATAAGTTCGTAAAGGATTGGTTGCCATGGTAGACTTTGTTTCCGCTCTTGGCGTTTTTACCTCGTTTATTGCCAATGTGCTTTCTATTTCCTTTTTTGGCTTCGGTACTTTTGGCAACTTTATTTTGGTTTGTCTTCTGCTTTCGCTTGTTGGCTTTGTTCTCCGTGGTCTTTGGGATGGAGGTGACAAATGATGGAAATTCCTTCTATTATCAAAACTTGGGTTGATTCTGACGGCGTTACCGTCTATACTGTGCAGTATAAAGATGGTAGTACTTGTGATATGACCGTCCAGCAGTATGATTATCTCAAGTCGTCTGCGCAGGCTGTCTTCGATATGGATTCTAAAGCCTCCGCTGATTCTCAGCCGGCAGTAACTTCTGTTCCCGCTGAGCCTGCACAGAACATCACCGAAAGTCCAGACCTCCGCGATGGCTATGTTCCGCAGGAAGAAGAGTTGCCTTTTGAAGGGAGTCTAACTGCTTATGATGACCGTGCCGCAGATACTCCGGCTTTGTATGCTAATCTCCCTAACGTCTCTAATAGTTTCACTGCTATTATGGATTGGTTCGGAGATACGTTTTTTATCGAACGTACTGAGACGGTGCACAAGTCCGGTTATACGTCTGAAAGGTACTCCTATAGCGGTTCAACTCAACTTATTCAGCTCCCTTATGAGGAGGATTCCACTACCACTTCTCAAGTTCTCAATCCGCAAGCTTGCGTTTCTGCTTTGCTTGTTGTCCTTGTCTTTATTACTACTGTTACTTGGATTAAAAACGCGATTTGGGGGCGCATGAGCTAATGACTATTCTTCCTCTGCAATATTGCTTCGGTATTTTTACCGTTCCCGAGATTGGTTACTTCATTATTTTCGCCGCTGTTTTCTCTATGTTGGTTCTCCTGCTCCGTCCGTGACAGGTGCCATAAATATTTTTAAGAAAGGATGATGACTTCAGGGCGCTACTACTTCTATTCTCGCCACGTTGCTTTCCTTGGTCGGTGAATTTTTCACGTCGATGATTACTTGGATGGGTCAGCTCATTGATTTCTATGAGTCTCAGCCCATTCTCCTTGTTTTCGTGATTCTCACTATCGCGGGCATCGTTCTCCGTGTCCTCCGCCGCTGGATTCCCGGTCGTTCCTAACAATTGAAAGGAAACGCCGCCGACCATTTTTAATGGTCGGCGACGTTTCCTTGTTTAGAAAGGATTATATGTTATGCTTTATGGTCTTCTTTTCTTTATCGTTTGCTGGCTTCTTGTATATATCGATAATTATTGCAAAAATCCCTACAAATTGGAAGCTGTTGTTGGTTCAAAAGGCTCTGGCAAGTCTCTGTATATGTCTCGTGTTGCTGATAAGTGGCTTCGTTCTAATAAAGGGCTTATCTATTCTAACATGGGGATTGGTTATGAGTTAGAGCCGGAATACTGGAAACAGACCTTTCTCCCTGATTCGCTCATCCTTATTGATGAGATTGCTGTTCTGCATTCTAACCGTGACTTTAAGACTATGCCCCGCGAAGCAGTCGAGTTTTTCAAGATGCAACGCAAGTATCACTTAACTATTATTGTTTCGTCTCAGACTATGGATTTTGATAAAAAGATTCGTGACCTCTGCGACCGTATTTACCTCTGTAACCGTGTTGGCTGGTTCTGCCGCCTCACTCCTTACCGCTCTTGTATCGCTATGGAACATCGCCCCGAGGGAGGCCAAGAGCTGGTCAACACGGTGCGCAAGGCTGGCCGGGCAAGATGGTATACCATCCCTAAATCCGTGAAGCAGGTAAGTGCTTTAGAATACGATACAGAGCAGATTATCAGCAAGACCCCCTCGAAGTAA